CAGCGTTTTTGGCGGTTACAACCCCGTCCCAATCAACGTCAAAACCTATCTCCGCAATGAGGCCGGAGATAAAGGTTCAACCGACATCGGAATTACAGCTTCCGGCCTAAATGCCTGGACTGGAGCATCTCGTCTTAGTCCTATTGCCCCTGGTGCAACCATCCGCATTTCGTTTGCCTCTACAGCAGATTCCCCTGACGGGACATCATTCGAGGACGATTTAACCCGCTCTGCAATGGATGCACGGCGGGGTTTTGCTAGCGTTTTCGACGACGCCGGAATTTTCAAACTTGGTTCCGCTCGTTTTCGCGTAACCCGCGTGAGCGGAACTACTACGGATGAAGGTCCAGTCAACATTGATTTGACATGCATCGAGGCTGGACGTTCTCCTGCTATTCCCTATACATATGACGAAGTCGTCGACACTGCCAAAGACTTTCAAAGCACCCCCGAGTATCTAGCGGCTAGAAAAGTTGTAAATACCCTTCTACAACTAGATGGCAGAGGGCGCATCAACGCGGGGGCAGCGTTTAGCATACCAGCAAGTCAAAGAATCCCAGAATCACAACGATTCACAGTCAATACAGCTGAAGACCTGCGTCGTTCCGGTCAAATTTGGACAGAGTCAGTTAACTACTTTGTGGCTAGAAACGGGGCAAACTCATATAGAGTAACTTATTCTTTTAATCGTAATATTACAGAAAAAGAACTAGAGGCTATCGATACATATATTGAGTTAAGTAAAACTGCAACGTATGGCAGTGACAATTTATACTACCTAAAAGCGCTTACACGCATAGAAGAAGCATCGTATAGCACTGTATCAGCATGTAATATCATAGATATTGCGTTAAAGGCTCAAGTATATCGGCGCATATCGGGAAGGCAGCGTATTTATGGTAGTGGACAGCGCCCAGGTTACGCCGCAAGCGACAACGGACTGCAACAGAGAACATCCTTATTTTTGGTTCGGTATCGAGTAGCGAACGGAGCCTGGAATTTAGTTCCTGTTATCTTTGCTGTCCGTAGAGCTGCTGATCAAGATAATTACATTTATATAAAATTTAACGGCGGTAGTACCCCGCAAAACTGGCAATTCCGCCTCGAACCCGTGCTAGATCCACTGGCTGAAATTGCCGAAAATGCAATTTTGAGACAGTCAAACGGAAAAGTCCGTTACGCGTACATGCAGAATTCAGGCGATGCAGCATCACTACCTTTAAGCGAGCAGCGCAGCATATATTTCACAGGTTTGATCCTGGAATCAACAGGTTTGCCACCGCTAAACGAATCACCCACCGGCACCAACGAATGGGATTGGTTTAGCCTCGATGCCGATACTCAACTACAGACTTCTTTTGAACGTGGTCCAGAGTTGGCTATTACTGCTGTCAGCGAACAGGTAATAGAGAACTTTACGGCGGGGCTCTATTCCAACCTGGCGCTCATCGGTTTCAACGTCTTCAGCGGCAAGAGTCTGCAGGATATGCGCTCGTTTTCCGCCTTTGTGACTGGCGGCAAACCAGTCCGCCGCATTCGTATATCCGGCAATGACGAGAACAATAACGCTTGGGGCAGTGCAGCGTATCGCTATTACCCCGTTAATCCAGATGGCCCGACCAGTTTTGCGCCAGATATTTTTCTTGACACCATCCTCGACACCCAAGATGGCATTGGCAACTATGCCAAAATCAACGGCATCGACATCCGCCAGTTAGCGATCACCAAGCGCTTCTGTCGCGCCAACAATCTATTCATGGATGCACTCATCGCCGATCGCCAAAACTGGCGCAGCTTCTGGGCGACCAATGCACCGTTTAGCCTGCTGGAGTTTGCCCGCATCGGCGGCCGCGAAACCCTGATCCCCAGCGTTCCTTACAACTCAACTACCGGCGCGATCCAGCGTCAAGTCCAAGTCAGTGCCCTGTTCAACCAGGGCAACATCCTTGAGGACAGCTACAAAGAAGAGTTTCTGGACTACGACTCGAACGTTCAGGACATCATTGCCACCGTCATCTACCGCGCCCTCGACAGCAACGGTACCTTCGCCGTAAACCGCTCAATCACCGTTCAACGCCGTGATACCAACACAGCCAATGCCATCCTGCAGTCCTTCGACGCTTCAGCCTTCGTCACCAACGAAACGCAGGCCATCCTGTTTGGCAAGTTGATGTGCAACACGCGCCGTTACGTCCGTTCGGCCATCGAGTTCAAAACCTTCCCCACCACAAGCCCCATCTCCCCTGGCGCATACATCTATGTGGACATCGGCCACAACGCCTGGGACGGCATCACGACTGGCGTCATCGGCCCCGGCGGCAAACTAAACGCCCCCGTAGACAACACTATCCGCAACGGCAACTACGCCTTTCTTCTGTACCAGAGCGGCAGCGGCGTGGTGCAAACCACTGCCACGGTCAGCGATAACACCGCTACATCACTCGCCAGCCGCGAAGGCTACCTTTACGTGCTCGGCACCAAAGTCAAATCCCGTCGCGTCTTCCGCGTCAACGAAGTCCAGATGGATGAGGAAGGCGAAGTCACCATTCGCGGCACGATCTTTCCGTGCGACGCCAGCGACAACTCCCTGATCGCAGACTTTAGCGACAACCTATTTACCATCCAACGCTAGACTGACACCATCAAGCTACGCCTACCATGGCCTTCTTCACCGGGCGCACTGGTGCGTTGTATCTCACCACTGCTGGTTCCGGTGCCGTGACACCGTCCAGCACCGAACAAGCCCTTAAGCTCCGCGACTGGTCCCTCGAAACCAGCCTGGAGCTTCTGGAAACCACCACTGTCGATACTGCTGTCAAGAGCTATACCCCTGGAGCTGTCAGCTCGACCGGCAGCGCCACCGTCCTGTACTACCGCCGCGAAGGCACCACCAGCACCGAGCCCGGCGTTCAGTTCGATCAGTTCCTGAACAAGCTGATGAAAACCACGTCAGCGGGTGTAACCGCGTCTGATCGCGTCGGTATTATTTTGCGCGTCGGCACGACACCAGGCAGCGGCACAGACATCAAAGACGACATCGCCTTCAACGCTTACATCACCAGCGCCTCGATGCAAGTCTCCACCGGCGAACTGACCTCAGTGGCCATCCAGTTCACCGTCGACGGACCCTTCCGCGAACTTGTTGACGCATGACGTACTTCCTAGGGCAGTACGGCAAGGTCAAACTGCGCCGTAAATCCGCTGGCACATTTGTCAGCTCAGTTCTGCCTGCAGACGTCAACACCGTCCTCAATCGCTTTGGTTTTGATGGATCGGTTGAAAACCTGCTGACCGGCGACCAACTGGTCATTACCACAAGCGATCCACGCGGCTTGGACTTTTTACCGTCCTCGACGTGGCCCGATGGCGACGGCGCAACGCTTAATGAAGTTGTCGCGTACGCAAATATTAACGCCATTGGCGGTATCCGCTTATTCGAAACATTCAGCGCTGCCATTAATAATGACCGCAGTTCTGAGTATCCACTAGAAGTTTTTACGGGCAATGCCATCCCCATCTCAGTGCAGATTTATGGCTCTGTCGAACGCGTTCTTGGTGACGTAAGGAGTTTCAGTTTTAACACTGACCGCGAGTCGCTGGAAACAACGACCATGTCCGACCGCTTCAAACGGATGTACTCCGCTGGTCTGATAAGCGGATCCGGCTCTATCGACTGCATCTTTAACACAAGCAATAGCGGCCTTGTAGAAAATCCGCTGCTGATGCTGCAACTGATCAATCGCACCGACATCGGCAGCGAGTTTGATTGCTACTTACAACTGACGGAAGACGACGTCTACCCGACAGCGCAAGACATCTATTACGAATTCCAGGCGATGGTAACGCGCACCGGAATTGAGGTAGCCGCCGATCAGACCATTAACTGCGCCATCGACTTTGTCACCACCGGCGAGATCAAGCTCTTGATCGGTGAACCTTCGGGCTACATCCTCAAGGAAGACACCGATCGCCTGCGTCTGCAGCAAAACCTTGACTTCCTCTTGACTGAAGTCACCGACTAAACTGCTAGAAGACTTTGCTGTAGCCGGAGCTGGCGCATGGCTGACCAGAGAATTACGCAGCTAACCCAGCTCTCCGAGGCTGACGTCGCAGCCATCGACGTCCTGCCCATCGTAGACATCTCGGCCAGCGAAACCAAGAAGGTTACCGCCAAGGACCTGTTCGAGGCTGGCGCCACCCTGGCTGATAGCGCCAGCATTGACTTGGTCAAGCTCGACCAGAACAGCACCACCAAACTCGACACCGTCTCACTGGCAGACGATGCGATCACCGCAGCCAAGTTGGCTGATGATTCCAGCATCAACTACGGCCCAACCGCTCCAGCCTCTGACAATTTTGAAGGTCGCGGCCACGTCGATAGCAACACCCAATATCTCAGCGTCTGGGACGGCAGCGCCTTCCAACAAGTCATCGCCCCGACCGCCGGCATCGAGGACCTAGCTGTCACGACCGACAAGCTTGCCGACAACGCAGTCACCACCGCCAAAGTCGACGCACTGGGCCTCGATACCGCAGCCCTGGCTGACAGCGCGGTCACAACCGCCAAAATTGCCGACGACGCGGTCACAGTCGACAAACTCGGCGCTGGCGCTGTCGATACCACGGCACTGGCGGACGACGCCGTTACCACCATCAAGGTGGCCGACGACGCGATCACGTACGCCAAGATCCAAAACGTCAGCGACACCGACAAGCTGCTGGGTCGCTCCAGTGCAGGCGCCGGTGATGTCGAAGAAATTGCCTGCACCAGCGCAGGCCGGGCGCTACTTGATGACGCCGACGCCGCTGCCCAACGCACCACGCTTGGCCTTGGCACCCTTGCTACCCAAGATGGCACGTTCAGTGGCACGCACTCTGGCACCAGCAGTGGCACCAACACCGGCGACCAGACCATTGCGCTAACTGGCGACGTAACCGGCAGCGGCACCGGCACCTTCGCAGCGACCATTGCCAACGACGCAGTCACCACTGCCAAAATCCTCGACGCCAACGTCACCACCGACAAACTGGCTGCTGGGGCCGTTACGGGTCCCAAGCTGGCAGCCGACTCCAGCACAATCGTCAGCGGCAACGCCCCCAGTGGCAGCGGCGACTTTGAAGGCCAAGGCTGGATCAACACCAACACCGGCCTGAACTACGTCTGGACTGGTGCAGCTTGGCAGCAGGTCGCAGCGCTGCAGACCATCACCTTCAGCGACACCACCCCGCTGGCGTTCACGGTCACCAAACCCGATAACTTCAGCGCCACGATCACCACCAGCCTCGACACCCAAACCGCTGGCACCGTCTTTGCTGGTCCGACTACTGGGTCAGCCGCAAGTCCGACATTCCGAGCACTAACCGCAACCGACTTGCCAATTGCTGTCAGTGGCACCAACGGCGCCGTCCAGCCTGGCACCGGCTTGGCTGTTACCGGCGCTGGCGTGCTGAATCACAGTAACAGTGCTGCTACCGGCACCTTCACCAAAGTCACCATCGACGCCCAGGGGCACGTCACCACAGGCGAAACACTTAACGCCGCTGACATTCCAAATCTTGATGCCAGCAAAATCACCACTGGCACGTTCAACTCGGCGTTCCTCGCTGAAAATAGCGTCACCGCCCAGCAGCTTGCCGACTACGGCATCGCGCAAGTCAGTGAGACTGCGCCAACGCCTGAATTTGCCGGTCAGTGGTGGATCAATCCTTCCGACCGTTCGGCTTACATCTGGGTCGGTACTGTTTCACCTACTCCCAACGGTTACTGGCTACTGGTCGGCTACGGCAGCCCCACGCAACTCAATCTGCGCTTCGGCGGCACCTACAACGCCAGCACTAACACCGTTGTCACGCTTAATCAGTATGGGGTCGAAGGTGGCTTGGTCATCGGCCAAGCGCTGACCGCACCCAATCCACAGAACAACGGCGTCTACCTGATTGTTACGACCGCCGGCACCGGCACAACTCCAGCTCCTGTCGCATCGTTGGCAGCCGGTGACTGGGTTCTCAGCCAAGGCACAGGCGCCAACTGGACAAAAGTCGCCGTCGTGTCTGGTGCAACTGGCACCTTCAACGATTACGACATCCTGTCAGACGGCACTTACTTCACGCCGGACATGACCGGCGTTACGGACGTCCGCGACGCCCTTACCCTGCTGTGGGGCCGCGCCCAAATTGCCACAACTTCTCAAATCGGCGTAGTGCTGGAATCCACAGAAGTGCTAGTCGACAACAGCACAGGTGCCATGACCATCGGCGTGGTAGACGATGGCACCTACTAATGACACACCGCACTGAAACTTTTATCTATAGCGCCGAGAACGTCCCAATCGGCGGCCAACCCGGTGATGTCCTCCTCAAAATCCAAGGCGCCAACTACTACACTGCATGGCGCGACTTCACCTACGTCTTTGAAACTTACGACGTAATACTCGACGACGGCGAATACTAGACTGGTGCTGTAATCCCGTCCGCCAGGAGTTAAGGGAATGGCATCCACGCATAAGAGCCTCCGCAGCAGCACGGTCGACAAGCGCCCCACAACGGCAATCGCGGATGGCCAGATTGCGCTGAACACCAACAGCACCAGCCCTGGCCTGTTCTTCAAAGACAGCACTGGCGCAAGCATCATCAAAATCGGTCCCGTCCACGTTGGTGCCACTGCCCCTAATGTCAGCCCGGCAGCCGGCGGCAGCAGTGGCAACAGTACTGGCGAAGTCTGGCTTGACAACTCCCTGACTCCCGTTGGCGTCAAGATCTGGGATGGCAGCGCTTGGGTCAATGCCACACCGGCCGGCAGCACTACTGTGCAAGGTCTGCTGGAGCTTGCCACTAACGCCGAAACTCAAGCCGGCAGCGACACCGCCCGCGCTGTCACACCTGCCAGCCTGCAGTCGAAGCTGAGCGACAGCACCAGCACCACAAGCTCAACCACGATCGCCAGCAGCACGGCAGTCAAGAGCGCTTATGACCTGGCGGCCGCTGC